TAAAGGCTCTATTGCAACAGAAAATCAACCATTTACATTTAACTACGACACCTTTGATTCGGGCATACCTTCTGGTCCTGACTTAGATGGAAAAGCAACAGTTTATCCACCTAATACTACCCCTGGATTCACATCAGATATTACTGGCTCTATCAGATTTGTTACTACAGATAAAAATGGTAACTTAGTAGCAATAGAAAATACTGTTACTTACTATTTCCTCAACCCACAATCAGGATTTAGGTTCTACACCCACTCTCCTAGGCCAACCCAAGAAGAGGTTGATTCATTGCAAGCGGGTGCAGATGTCTATGTCGATTTAGATTACTAAATGAAACCATTTAACCGCGAAAAGTTTCTGCTTTACATGCTTGCCGGGATCTTTACCTGGCAAGCTGCATTATTCACTTTTGGTACGGTGCGATGTTTTGGCACTGGCGGCAGAGAAGCGTGCCCAAACCTTGGTGATCGTTATGAGAACACCGTCGGCATCATGGTTGCGACAACTTTGGCTTTGTTAGGCGCGGGTGCTGTTTCATCTGTTGCAACTAGCAAAAAAGACTCCACTGATTCCATAAAATCCAAGCAGGCTTACGCCCGAACCGGGAAAGTAGACGAGTAGGTAACTACTTACCCGAGTTAAGGGACTATATTTAAGTAGTAAACCTCAAACTGTTGATGTCAGAGCAAACAGCGGTCGCTGAGTCTGTGACCAGCACCGACGTGCCTGTGGCCGTCGATCCCGCCCAACTCAACAAGCCCGTCCACCCAAGTGCTCAGGACGATTCATCGGATCTTCTGAAGCACAAACTTGGCCTTGCTAACCAACACGCGAAGCAAGCCAAGCGGGAAAAGGACGAGATGGCGAAGCAGCTCGAAGAGCTGACCAGCCAACTCAACCAAGTTCAGGACGCGCAGAAATCAGCAGTCCGTCAAAACCTGGAGGATCAAGGAGCGTTCCGGGAGCTTTACGAGCAAGAGAAAGCGCGAGCCAAACAGCTCGAAAGCCGCCTCTTGAACGAAACCGCATCTTTGAAGCAGGAACTTGAGTCAGTGGCTCAAGGTGCAGCAAAGGAGCGACTGAAGTCTTCCGCGATGTCACAAATCAGCCGTGCCAACGCTGTAAACCCGCAGCAGATGTTCACTCTTCTGCAGCAGGGACTTAGGACCGACGAGGAAGGAAACCCGGCTTTTCTGAATTCGGGCGTAGAACAGCCGCTGGGAGACTATCTCGCGGGTCTTAAGCAATCACCTGATTGGCAGCACCACTTCAGTGCAAGTGGCGCAAAAGGCATGGGGACAAGTGGCTTCGCACCATCGGTGGCTCCTGGCCAGACGAATCCTTACCGCACCGGGAATTTGACGGAAGCAATGCTTCTTGAGGCGAAAAATCCTGATCTGGCTAAGGCTCTTAAAGCTGAAGCTAGCCAAGGGTGATCACAGTAAACCCCGCTTAATTTTTCATCATGGCTGCTTGGAAAGGCAACTACGGAGGAACATTTCTCTCCGACTTGGTGACACGCCCAGAATTTCTGGCGTACACCCAAGAAGATATTTATAACCAGTGCAAATGGATTCAATCCGGCGCTGTTGTCCGTAACTCTGCACTCGATTGTCGCGATGGCGGCGTACGGGTCCAGGTTCCGTTTTACAAGCCGATCGATCCAACAGAAACCATCATTGAGTCGAATGCGACTTGGGGTGGCGACGGCACAACCACCGGCTATCTGAATCCTCAGAAGATCACGGCTGGTGATCAGATCATGACTATCTTGCATCGTGGCTTCAGCTATGCGGCTGACGACCTCAGCAAGATGGGCACAGGCTCTGACCCAATGGCTGCCATTCGTGGATACATTGCCAAGGCAGTGAACAAGCTGCGCACCCGCGCTCTTATTGCACAACTTGAGGGTCTGTTTGACACTGCACTCGCTGCAAACGTCTACGACGTTTCAAGTTCTACGACCGCTGGTCTTTCAGAAGCCTGCTACCTGAGTGCTGCATCCGTCATCGGCGGACGCAACAAGTTGGGTGAGCGTGGCGACGAGCTGGACATCATTGCGATGCACTCAGCCGTCTACAACTACCTGCTTCAGGTTGGTGCTCTGACGTTCTCCACGTCTGCACTTTCCACAGGTGGTGCAATCACCTGGGGCGGCGGCGGTGTTGGCCTGACCAGCACAGATGTTGCTTACTTCATGGGATTGCGCGTCGTCGTTGACGACATGCTCCTGCCTGATACTGGCGATGAAGAGGCTGTTTACCCTTGCTATCTGATGGCAAGCGGTGCCGTTTCTGAAGGCGTGCAGCAGGAACTTCGCCTTGCTGCTGACCGCAACATCCTGAGCCTTCAGGACGTACTTGCTTGTGATTACCACTATGGCTTCCATGTAAATGGCACCAAGTGGGCCGCTGCAGGTGACAACCCAACCAACGCGGGACTTGCAACCGGCGCTAGCTGGGAGCTTGCCTTCACCGACATCCGCATGACGGATGTTGTGAAGCTGCTTGTCAACACCCCGTTCTGACCTAGCTTGACTGGGTGATCGAGGGGATGAAGGGCTGCTACGGCGGCCCTTTTTTATTAACTAGGTAAACTCAAAGCAGTTGCCTTGGTTGGGTGGTTGGAATTGTCCGCCTTTACATCGACCCCCGGCCAGAAATGCCCGAGGAACACATCCCCGCAGGGTTCCAATCTGTGATGGATGTGATGCCAGAGGAGGCAGGTCAAATGCGTAGGCAACTACGTCGCCAGGGCTATGACGTGATCTCGGTACCGCTCTAATGGCAACACTCGACGCAACCCTCGCGGGCGAATCCAGCAACAGTTATGTAGACCTGGCCTTTGCGGATATGTACGCCGCCAACCAGCCATGGGCTGCAAAGTGGGCGCTACTAACTGACGAAGAAAAGACTGTTTCTCTGATTCAAGCAACGTCTTGGATGGAGACGCTTAGTTATGCAGGCACCCGCTGCAGCTTGACTCAGAGTTTGGCTTGGCCTCGCACTGGTGCTTCGTGCGACGGCGTACCCGCTACTTGCGACATCATTCCCTACGGAATCCGCCGTACTGAGGTTGAACTTGCTTGGCAGGCTCACCAAAATCCAGACGCAATCATTGGCGGCGGTGGCGGTGCATCCGCCGGTACCTATGTGAAACGTCAGAAGCTTGGTTCGCTCGAAGTTGAATATGACCAATACATGGGCACGACCGTCACCAGTTGCGACAACTGCAACGATCCAGCGGTGATCACCAAGTTCCCTTGGATCAAGGGATTTATCGGATGTTGGCTTGGCGGTAACTCTGTTTCTGGCGGCGTCGGTCTGATGCTGAGGGTCAGGTCATGAGTCTTGCGGATACTACTTTTGGTCCGCTAGCTGGTCCGCTGGTTGCTGAATGGGGCAGCACTTGCCAGTACGTGCGGGTGAACGATCCAGGCGTCTATGACCCAACCACCGGCATGGTGACTAACACCGAAACGGTGTATGACGTAAAAGCAGTGATGTTGGAGTTAGAGCCTCAGGAATATGAGGGTGTCTTTCAGCAAAGCGACTTCAAACTGATCATCGACCCCGGCCAGATTGATAACGGCTACATCACAACAGCAGACCGGTTCGTGGTTCCTTTTCCCAGCGGAAATAAGAACTGCAAGGTGATCGACGTTGTGACCTACCGAGGAGACAACCCAATCTCCTTTGAAGTTGTTGTGAGGCCACAATGAAGGGCAAACCTCTCAGTCAGTTGGTTCCTGATTTCAAAGCTGCTTTGGAGGAGGGTCTGCAGGAAGCAGCGGAGCAGGTTGTCTATGACCTCAAACGGGAGGGGCCTTATTACACAGGCTTCTTTGAAACTCTTTGGGAGGTTCAGCCAGGCAAGACCAAGATCGTGGCCAACATTGCCAACCCGTTAAAAGTACCTAAGACACCTGCTGCGCGTTCATACACAACTGCAGAAGTACCGGAGTCACCAAACCTTGGCGGATACACAATCGGCAACAGGTCGGAATATCGCTTGTACGCGCAAGACATACTCAAGGGCGGGGCTAGGAGTGCAGAGGGCGCCAGGCTTACCGCTCCAAAAGATTGGTTCGACACTTACTTCAACGCCAAGATGCCCGCTGTCTTGGACAGAAAAATCACCAACGTCTTCAGGAGGTTCTGATGTCATTCCAAGCTGTACGTGCCGTATTCGAGGCACCAGTTATCAACGCCTTGGCGGGCTTGGCTACGCCCGTGCCCTGCTACGTCGATAACCAAGCTTTTACTGTGCCTGACGCAGGCCAGGAATACGCAACGATCAACCTGCAGTTCGGAGCAACAACCACCCGCGTGTTGTCTGGCAACTTGGAAAACTTGCGCGGTTCATTAGTCGTTGAGTGTTATACCGCCAAAAACACAGGCCCGGCTCGCTCGCAGGAGATGATCACTCCTGTGATGCAAGCGTTAAACGCGTTAAATAGCTGCAACGGCTATGAAGCGACCGGCGCTGTTGGTTGGGTTGGCGACATGACCGGTCCTGCATTCTTCGCTTTGGCGGAAGCACCTTTTTATATGGTGCGATTGAG